CATGACGATAAGGCCCGGCTCCCGCCAAAGCTCATACGGACGTTCGAACGTCGTCGCGTATCCGCTGACGATCATTTCCGCGCCGTCGTCTCCGATTGCGCGGCGTTCAAAAGAGGAAAGCTCGAACGAGCGGTACTGACGACCCTCGCCGAGCTTTTCCAAAAGACTCTTGTGCAGTTCAGGCATTTTCTGCGTCTCCTTCCTGTGTTTCATTTGTCGTTCCGGGCGTCAGCTGGTCCGTCGCCGAGTAATACTCGCCGCGGATCGTGTATATCTGCCCTTCGCCGTTCGGCAGAGGCGGCAGATTCCAGATCTCACGGATCTCGTCGCGGTTCATGATGCCGCGATCTGCCATCGCGGACGAGACATCGAGTTTGTCTTTGTTGGTCATGTACTGCAATCTGTTTGCCGTCGCCATGACGAGGTTCCCCTCGCTCTGCTCGCGGAAGGTAAACAGCATCCGCGTCATGGCCTCGGAGAATTGGATCGCGAAAGGCTCGACGACTCCCTCGTAGAAGGCGCTCCAAGCGTCGCCGAACGCTTTGTTCTGCAATATTTCCTGATTCACGCCGAAGTAGTTGTAGACACCTGCCTCTATCAGCTTCATCTGCTCGGCGTCTGCGACGTAGGGCTTGCTCTCGATCTGCTTGACGTTCGCCATCGTATTCGGGAAAATCAGCAGGCCGCTTTTGTTTTTTGCTTCTTTGGAAAAGTTCAGCGACCAGAATCGACGTCTTTCCTTCGCGATGTCTTCGTCGTCCTGAAAATTTGTCATGTTTGCCATGAAGCAATACGAGGCTGCAGATTTAACGCCTTCGCGGATTCCTTCGTTCTGAATGTGGATGAGATCCAGCGTCGGGTCGAGCGCCCGGTTTGACTCTCCGAACAGATCGTGCCGGTATTGCTGCCGCGTCATAATGCCGCAGAACGCCAGCTCGATTGCCGCCGTCTCGCCGCTGCTGAATTTGTACCGGAGGTATGGAACTGTTTTTCCGGCCACGTCATACTGGACGACCTCGCAGCGATCCGGCAGAACACAAAAGACGCCGCTCGGCTCACCGAAGGCGTCAAAAACCGGCACGATAAAGGCCGTGTTGTGGATGTACAGGATCGTCGCGAGTCGGTACATGAATTGAGACCAGCTTTGCAGCTCGTTCGGACCGTGCCGGAGCTTCCGCTGGAGCCCTGGCTTTGCAGCGCCGCGCGTCTCGACTTTGAGCTTCGAGATCTGCGTCGCAATCGCGTTGATTGCCGCGCGCACAAGCTCCGCCTCGTAGATGCTTCCGCCTCGTGTTGTGAAGTTCGGCTCGTAGCCGTTCAGCATCCGGAAGATTCCGGCATATTCTCCGGTCGGCTTCGGCCGGCTCTTGAAAAGGAAATCGAAAAGACCCATTGGATCACCCCTTCTTTTTCTTTGCGTTCGTCAGCTGACGTCCGATCTCGGCGAACCACTTTTGGCGGACCGTCAGCGCATCCAGCAGCGCGGCGGTTCCGTCTATATGCAGATTCCCGGCGACCTTGACCAGCTTCCCGCGTCCCCGCTCGACGCTCATCTTGATCGCGCTGTTCAGGAGATGCATTTTTAGTAAATCGTTGTCGCCGATATTGATCTTTCGGTCGGCGATCAGCCCTTGCGCCTCTTGTATGACGGGATACAAATTCTCCCCCTGATAGACGTCGTCCATGTGATAGCCTAGTGCCTTGAGATCCTGCACGAGGTATTGCGCCGAGTATCGGTCGTAGCCGGTTTTAAGCGGGTAGATTTTGTATTTCGCGACCAGCGCTGCCATCCAGTTATAGACGTCCTTATAGTCGATAAAGTGATCCCCGGAGAGCGTCAGCAGGCCGCGCGTGACGTAGGCTTGATAGGGTATGCCCTCCCGCTCCGTTGCTTCGTCGATTTTTTCGCGGGGCATGAAGAATTGCGCGATGACGTTCAGAATGCCATCGCGCTCGATCACAACGCACGCGCACGTCAAATCGACCGTTTGCGAAAGGTCTACTCCGCAGACGGCGTAGCAGCCACGGAAGTCTTCCAGCCGGAGCGGCGCCCCGCAGATCGCCTCGACCTGCTGCGCCGGCAACCATGCAGTTGAGCTGTTCTGTTTCAGATTGCAGTATTTTGTGATGAATTCTGTTTTGTTCGGCAGGCTGCCTTTGGCGACTGCGATCTCATCCAGGAAAAAGTCAATCGGAACGGAGACGCCCATGTTTGGATTGCTTTTCGCCAGTTCGTTGATGTCGTCCCATAGATCTATGTCGTCTATCATGTACAGGAACGGCAGCAGCTTTTTTTCTTCGCTGTCACCCAGCAAATACCGCGTCGACCGTTTCAGTATGTCGTCGTAGATTCCTTCGTTTTCATAGCCCGCCGTCGTGCATGATAGGAGCATCGCTTCCGGCTTTGCGCCCATGCCTGATTTCATTACGCCGTACTGTTTCAGACCCTGCGCTGCCGGCCATGCGGCGAGTTCGTCGCAAATAGCAAGCGACGGATTGAATCCGTCGCTTTTTTTTGAACTGAACGCCAGCTTTTTCAGCGTTGCCTGAGTGCTTTCCATGAAGATGTCTGTCATCCGATGCCGCGGCTTGTTCGGATCTTTTCTGTCGTTCGGGCCTGTGTCCAGAACGCACATTGTCCACGCCGCGTTGTAGATCAAATCCGCCTGGTCGAGTTTCGGCGCCATGCAATAAACCTTCGCGCCGAATCCGCCTTCAATCGTGAAGACGTATTTGGCGATTGCCGCCGCGAGCGCGCTTTTCCCGTTTTTTCTGCCAATCAAAAGCACCACTTCGCGGAATGCTCGTTTTCTCGTGTGCGGTTCCAGCAGCCCGAAGGCGCAGGACAAAAAAGCCTTTTGCCAGAGCTCCAGCTTCAGCGGTCCCGGCGCGAGCGGACCCTCGGTGTGGAAGCAATGCTGCTCGATGTAGTCGATTGCTGCATAGGATTCCTGCGCCGAGTAGTAGAGCTCTTTGCGCTCGATCATGCCGACGATCTTCTCATACAGCAGCTCGATCCAGCGACCGACGACAACCTCTCCATTGCGGATCTGCTGATAGTACGCCAAAATGCAATTTTTGCCCCGCTTTTTCTGCTTTTTCTCGGATTGTTCGCTATTTGCATTAAATAAAGGAGAAGCCCCCGTTTTTCTTCCCATTTCGTCCTCTTTTGCAATATATTTTTTCTAGCTTGGGCACACCGGTGTACCGCTACGTGCTTTTTTTGCGCGCCGGGGGGGCTATCTCCCGCCCGGTTACACGCCCGAATTCGTCCACTTTGAAGCGCCGCGGCGATCGCTGCGCGTGCCTGTCCGCATGACATTCTCGGCAGACCAGCTCAAGATTCTCTCTTGCCATCGTGATCGACGGATCGTTTATGTTCATCGGCGTGATCGGCACGATGTGATGTACGATCTCGCCCGGCGTGATTATGCCGCGAGCAAGACAGCATTCGCACAGTCCTCCGACTTCCTGCTTGTGCTGTTCCCGGCGTCGCTGCCACGCTTTAGAAGAATAGAATGCTTTTGCGTAATCCTTCATGCTATAACCTTACCACAGAAAACCGTGCGAATTGTCGCAGGATTGTCGCAAACTCACGCACCGTGATAGAGCCGAGCGAAGCGATCAAGCGCGTCATCGTGTATGCGGTACACGGTCGAGCGGTCGACAGCCAGCTCATCCGCGAGCTGCTCGGCTGCGCGATAGCGCGGCGCGATATCCATCACCTCAAGCGTCCGCCGCTCGTCCTTCTTCAATTCCGCAAGGCAGCGCTCTACAAGCGCGACCTCGCGGCGCGCCTCTTCCAGCGCTGCGGTCAGCCTGTCAACTTCTGCAATGATCGCGGTGTCGCGTTCTTGTCGGACATTTCCACCGCCGCGCGGTGTCATTTGCGACTCCGCCGCCGATGAACGAATCGATGTCAGTCGTGCCCGCTCCGTAGCGATCCGCTCCGGCAGCGTCACAAGTTTGGTCTTGTTATCGTTGAATTCACCGAGTATGCCTCGCGTGATGCTCCTGTAAGCCTTGTGTCTGTTCATCGTCAAACCTCCTTGACGTCAATTCCTCTGCGCTCGGCGCAAAGTTTCTTCTTGAGTTTATAAACTTCGGTGCGATGGCCTTTCGTGTCTTCATAGATCCGCTCGCCGTCTCGCAGATAGCTGAAGTCCGCGACATAGCGGATCGCCCGGATTCGTTCGCCTTCCGGTGTTGTGTAGGCCTCCTGCAGCGTGATCTGATGCTGGAGCTTCAAATCCTCAATCCGACCAGCGCGGATCAGCAGAACAAGCTCGT